CGGATTATTTATTAGAAATTCAATAGTCATTGCTATTTCTTCTGGTGTACCAAGTCTTTTCGCAGGAATTGATTTAATCGTATTCTTTAGAAACTCTTCATCTAATGTATATGTTAATCCACCGTCCATATACCCCAATTGAATGCAGTTTGCAGTTATTCCTTTTTGTGCATTTTCAATACAAATTGTTTTTACAATATTTTCATAGTATGCTTTTGCTGCTGCATATAAGGATGTACCAATAACATTTTTATCAACCGTTATACTTGAAGCAAGGATTATTCTACCGAAATTTCTTTCTCTCATATTTGGTAGTGCGTTTGCTATACAAGTAGTAACACCTCCAATATTTATTGCTATCTGTTTGTTTAACTCTTGTTGATTTTCTTTGTACTTATGCAGGAAAGAATTAAAGTTATAATTGGAAAAAATAACAAGTACATCTAAATCTTTATTACTGTTAAAGTATTTTTGTATTTCTAATTCTTCTTCAAGATTAACCAATCTTGAACCAACTGGCTTTATAGTATGTGTTCCCAAATGTTCTATAACTTTTGAACCAAGTCCACCTGTACCGCCTAAAAAAACTATCTTTGCCATACATCACCCAATTATATGATTTAATATATCTTTGTTTGTTAAGTCTTTATCTGAATATATTCCGTTAGTAGCATCTGAGAATAAAGGAGAGTAGTAATGATTACAACCTTCAAAGTAAAAATGAGTAGCCTGTGAATGACGTGTTAAATTTTTATCAATAATTTCAGCACCGCCGTGTAATAAATTAGCAGCCCAAATTAATGTTTGACCTTTTTTACCTATCCATTGTTTCTTGTTCTCACTCATTGTTTCTACTAAATGAATAAGAAAGTTTTCATACTCAGCGTAATTTTCAAATTGATTTCCAAACTCAACAACTGGTAAATTTAAGTTTTGAAAGTTGTAATGCGGATGTTTGTGGCTACCTGGTACTATATTCAACGGACCGTTTAGTTCACTCATATCTTCTAAAGCAGTCCAAGTTCCAACCATCCATCTTTCTGGTTGAGTATAAAAATGAATAGAGTCTTGATGTAATGGTTGATTACTACCCTTCAAAAAATTTATAGTTTGAAACGGAACTGGTTTTTTATTATAAAGGAACTCAAGTGTTTTCAATATCTTAGGATGCTTTGCTAAATCTAAAACATACGGGTTAATTCTCCATGCTTCAAAAATTCTAGGTGAATCTGAGTAGTGGTATCTTGAATCTTGAGTTGGTAATTTATTTAATTCATCTTGAACGCCACTAATTAAATTACTAATAAAATTATCATCTAATTCTAAATCAATTACAATATACCCATCTTTATTATACTTTATTAAAGTTTCTCTTTCTTCTTCTGTGTAATCTGAATTGTTTAATATTTTTTCAAAAAAAGGAGATTCAATCCAAGGAATATCCATTGCTGTTTTTTCTGTGAAATAATTTTTCATATTAATCCCCAACTGTGTATATAAATTTTTTATTTAGATTTTCTATTGTTTCAAATCTACGTTGACTATTATGCTTTGTATAATTTGCTGCGAGTGGTGAATACTCTGAGTGATTCATTATAGTTTTTCCACCATGAATAAAAGAACTAGAGAAAATAACTTCTGCATTTTCACTACCCAATGTAGAATCTGCAATATCATACTGTTCTTCAAACTTGGAATACGAATCTATAATACGATCTATATCAGAATCAGTATATGTTTGTTTCATCCAATCGGTAGAAACCAAACCACATCCACCACCACAATGTAAACTACCGTAATTACTTATAGGTGCTAAAGCGATAAATCCCAATTGCTCTTTATTTTTTTCCCAAAAATCTACGAATGATTTCATATAATTTTCGTGATAAATTATTACATCATCTTCAGAGAAAAACCAATAGTCATATTCATCTTTCAATTTTGAAAATGTTGTAAGATATGCACCAAATGATAAACCAACATTTTCTCTCTTGATAACTTTAATAGTACCGTTCTTTGTTTTCATTCCGTCATACCGATCAAGTGAATTATCTAGTTCTGTATTAGATTTATTCACAACAAATAAAACATCGGTATCTATTCCGTTTTCAATATTAAGTTCCGTATCTATTATTGCAGGAACTAGCTGAGTAATATTCTCAACATTATTACTACTTGTTCTTCTCCAACCAAACCAAAAGCATATTACTTTACAACACTTCATATATTTTATTCTAATGTTTCTTTAAAAATTCATCATCTTGTGCAAATTTAAGTACGTTCTCTTTGTTTCTTGTTTTATGAAACTTCAAAGGATTTCCAATCCAAACACTCCATTCGGTTAGTTCAACTTTAGGATAAACAAAACTTTTAGCACCGATAGTACATCCTTCTGGTAGATGAACGCCTGGAAACAACATTGTATCGGAAGCGATGCCTGAGTGATTACTCAACGTAATATCTCCTCTGAATATTTTATTACTTCCCCAAAACTCGTTGACTGGACCAAATTCCCCACTATAATCTTCAGAAGCACAGAATAATTTAGAACCGTACCCTATGAAAGTCCAATCACCTAAAGTAATTGTGTGAGAAGCACCACCACCAAGAACTGCATGAGAACAAATCTGGACGTAATTTCCAACTTTTAATTTAGTTGTTATTAATGTAAATGGGTCTATTCTAACATTATCACTTAGGTAAACTTCTTTTGGATTTGTAAATACAACATTATGTCCAATAAATACGTTATTACCACAGTACCCTAATTCTTTTTTAATTTCTTCATTCCAACCAATCATTGTTATTCCTGATTAAAAACTTCTATACATAAAACATTTCTATCATTAATCATTATCCAAGTACCATCTTTTTGTTTGAATTTTGTGAATTGCCCTTGGCGGATACTAGCAGATTCTATGTTGTGAAATGTTCTTTTCTCTCCACCAATAAAATGAATTATTTGAGTTACATAATTTCCAACAACATCGCTAACAGATGATTTTAAATCTACCGAAGTATTGTTATACATTACCAACCTCACCCATTTCAATTACAAATATATTATGAACATGATCGCCTTGTGCAATAAAATCAGAACACTTACTTAATTTCAAATTATTATCAGTACAACAATTAACTAAGTCATTTTCTCGTATAAAACTAACTCCGTAAAATCCTTCGGATATTTCTGGTTGATAATTATGAACTGTATCTTCTTCTGCAATAAAACATGAAAATATAATCTTTGCTTCTCTATTTGTTTCAAACAAAGGCTTCAGATTAAAAATTATATCTTTAACAGCATCTATTTTCAAATGTGTAAATATAGAAATCAAAACAACACAATCTATTTTGTTTTTTAGAATGGAAGACAAGTCTTCATTTATTAATCCAAAATAGTTTCTATCATCGGTTAAATATTCTTTTGCTATATTAACTCGTTCAATACCATGAGTTGAATTTATTTCCAATCCATAGTATTTGTAGTCACTCAATCGTTCACTAATAAAATTAGCTAATATTCCTGCACCACATCCATAATCTAATATGGAAACACCATCTTTGAATAGTTCACGAGCTGGTTCTAAAAAACATGACATACCTATTGAAGCCAATGGTTCTATATATGTTCCACCGTATAATATTTTTGGTGGATTGTCTATAATAGGTTTTTGTGATTTAATACTCCAAAACTCTTCCCAATGTTTCATTACCAACCTCTCTTAATACAATCAACAATATATTCACGTTGCTCTTCTGTAACCCACCAACCAACAGGAATGCATATCATATCTTTAGTTACCATTTCAATATTCGGTAATTCAGTAACGAATTCTTTAACGCAAGTATGTTTATCGTTTCTTTCATGTACTCTACTTGTAACAATACCACAATTGTTCATATAACGCATAAACTCGTCTCTCCTTTCTACTCGCATTGTATATAACCAATAAGCAGATTTTTTTCTTGGAGAGTTTTCTAATAGTGTTACACCACTTATATTTTGTAATTCTTTGTTATAAAACTCAGCGTTATCTCTATGTTTTCTGATTATATCATTTGCGTGTTTTAGATTTTCTATACCAACCACAGCAGAAACATCATTCATGTGAAACTTAAATCCCCACTCTTCTATATCACTTTCACATCTAAAATCTCCTCTTGATCCTTCTCTATCAATACCATACCACCTTTGTAGTTTACCACGTTTGTTTAACTCGTTATAAGGACACAACCAGAATCCACCATCAATTGAAGTTATGTGTTTAATCGCTTGCATTGAGAAAGTTGAAATGGTATCGAATGTACCAATTAATTTGTTGTCCAACTTAGAACCAAATGCGTGTGCGGAATCATCTACTATCATAAATGAAAAACCGTACTTAGTATGAAAATCTCGTCTAATTTTTTCAAGTTCAACCAAATCAACAGGATAACCACCCCAATGAACAACAACAACAATCTTTGTTTTTTCCGATAACTTTAATTTCAAATCTTCTAAAGATATGTTCATTGTGCTTGGATCAACATCAACCCATTTAATTTTCAAACCGTTTGCTAATATTGGCCAATTTGTAGCTGTACAAGTTAGTGGTGTTGTTAGAACTTCATCCCCTTCTTGCAAGCCTCTCCAATCATACCAAGATTCACCCACATCGTATGTTGTTGTAAGTCTTGATGGTTTCTTGAGGAGGTGATAAATTAAATGTTCTGCTGAAGTTGCTGAGTTAAATGTTAAAACATTAGAAGATGTAGTTTCAAAGTAAGAAGTTAGATTGCGCTCTAACTCTTCTACCTTTGGACCTTGCCCGATGAACCCACTTGTAAGAACTTCTGTAACTGCCTTCGGTGCAGTTTCAGACATGAATACTTTGAATAAGGGTATTTTTTTCATAACAATTCCTATATCTGACTATAAAATTCATTTTGTTTTTCTTGACGTTCTATCGTTTTGGGATGGAACAGACAATATTCTATTTCTTCTGGTAGAACGGCATACGTATTGAAACCACTCAACCTTTCGTGTACTTTGTTTTTCCAAACAATAGATTCGCTATTCTTGTAAATTCTTGTTTGTAAATCTGGCCAATTAACTCTACCTTCTTTATCATAGTTCCAGTTCCACTGCTTTATATGGTCTTCAGTTATACCATCAACAGTATTCCATCTTGGAATTAAAAACATATCAACTTCTTGATTCTCGTTTAGAATTTCATGTATATCTATCATTAAATTTTCAGCCGGTATTTCATCTGCATCAATATTGAAAATCCATTTTTTAGTACAATGCTGTTTCAAATTATTCTTGAAGTTAGAGAAGTCATTGTTTAATGGGAATTCAACAACGATTAAGTTTTGTAACTTTCCTTTATATTGGTTAACAACTTCTCTTACTTCGTTAGTTACAGATAAACTATCTACCTGTAACACGATTTCATCATTTTTAGATATTCTTGAACTAAGATAATTTAATAAAGTATTTAACTGAGTGTGTTCATTACAAGCAGTAATAGTGTACGAAATCATTTAGTTTCCCCTGGACTACTAATTTTTTTAAGTTTAGGTAAACTAAGAGCAATTCTGTCTGCAAACTTTGGTAGTTTTTCATCTAACATAGTTTCAAATTTTCTACACATAGAACTATATGACCAAATACTTTTTAGTTCACGAATACCTATTTTAGAATTTTGTAAGTATTTATTATAATTTTTATGAACTTTATTCATAGTTTCTGCTGCATATTGATAATCTACTGTAAACCAATGTGTTCCTTTATTTATAATGGTATCCCAAACCGCACTTGGATGAACTTCTAATAGAGTGCCTTTTAATGGAATATGAGATTTCTCATTTATAAAATCCATATGTCCACTCCAACCCGAAACGATAATAGGTTTACCAGACGCCATAAATTCTGCAATTGGTCTACCATATCCTTCACCCTTCGTAAATGAAACCATAGTCTTTACTTTCTTATGATTGTAAAGAGAATTCATTTCATTATCAGTTAATTCACCGTGAAGTAAATAAATCTCTGGTAAATTTTTCTTTTTGCTCATTCGTTTAATAAGATTTATTTTATCCATTACTCTACTTCTATCCGAGACAGAAAATGTTCCACTTGTGCATTTCAAAAGAAGTGCTGGTGGATTTGGTGTATCGCCAAATGTTTCACAGAAAGTGTAAATCAGTCCAGAAATATCTTTTCTATCTTGACCGAAATCTCCTTTAAGCCAATGTCCAACAAACAAATATACGAAATTGTTTGGAATCAAATCCAATACTTCTGTTATATTTTTTTCTAAAGTATTATCTTTGTTGTATATATCAGTTCTAACACCTTCATGCAAGACTTCAACTGGTGTAGTTATTTTAAGACTTCCTATTTTCTGATTTGTTTGTTTATCCATTTTATCGTATTGAGTATTATCAAATACCCACTTAGCGTGTTTGGATGGAACAATAATCAAGTTCATACGATTACAACCATCAACCCACTCAGCAGAACAAGCGTCAGTTTCAACACCAGCGGTAATTCCAATATTATATTTACCAACTGCTTGGAATTCATTTGGAATAGTACATTGCATCCAAATGTCTGGCTGTGATTGTAAACCTGGAATTATTAAATCTTTAATTTTTTTCATATCTGCATTATCCGAATCCAATACATCCATGGGTGTCTCGCCCCAATTTATTGATATTACTTGTATATCAAACTTATCCATTTCTATAAGTGATAAAAGTAAATCCCTCGCATGAGAACCATAACCACTCATAGTTGCAACTGGTCCACAAAAAGCTAATTTTGGTCTATAACTCATTATTTCCTCACACTAAATGTAATTCAAAACTTTTTCTTGGTACGAAATTTTCAAATGTATCGTTGATACTTGTTGAAATTCGCTCACACATATTATTTCTTGACATGCCAACTTCTACATTCATAATAAATTCCCTTCCCTTTAATCCTGCAAATGTTCTATCTTCCTTTGAAGTTTTATACCACTCATATAATGCTTGACCAATATCTCTAAAATCTGCTCTATCATCAAAAATATAAGGAGTTGGTACTGAACCTTGTAATGAAATGTTTGATGGCCAAACTGGTTTAACCCACTCACCATGTTCTAAATGTCCCCATTCATCTTTTCTATGGAGTGTATGTATTTTCAAATAATCGTCTGGTGTAAAGTATTGATTGGTTTCTGGATTAATGAAACCACATTGGTCTTGTAACCCGCCTGTAACGTTTACTACAATCGGAGTACCTGCTGAAATTGATTCTGCTGTTCCTAAACCAAAACCTTCATTTGAAGCCATGTTAAGAACAACATCAACTGCATTATATAGAACATTTAATTTTGTAGATGGAACTATTTTATCGTCAAATAAAACAGTATACTCACCACAAAGTTCACCAACTAAAGCAACTAAGTCTGTTCCATTTGGATCCATGGGTTGGGTGTGCATTAGTAATACACAATCTTCTGCAGCATTCCCACCGTTTTTATCTACAAGTTGACAAAAATGTTTATAAGCAAGAACAACATCACCTGGATGCTTACGGTGAATGTTTCGGTTGTTCCACATAACAACGAACTTATCATCATTGCCATTACGAAGTTTATTACGTTCTTCTTGTAATTCATTCCATTGATTATTGGTTGATGCTTCATTTATAGGATAAAATATATCAGTATCTATTCCGTGTGGAATATAAGTTATTCTATGCCTTGGAACTTCTTCACCGAATTTTTTTAACACTCTGTAATTAATACCATAGGTTTGTTTTGAAATTGCCATTAGTAAATCACAACTAGCATATGCTTCTTTATTCCACATGGGGTCTGTTGGTGTATCACCAACCAATCCGGCACCGTCCCATATATTCAAATATATCAACGGCATTTTTTTACGAATCTCATGTTCCATATTATATAACCATCCCCAAAATCTTGGGTCTGTGAAATGTAATATAGCGTCTGGTTTTTCCGCATTAATTATTCTACGAATAAGAAATGGATCACCATATCCATCGTTACAATATATTTTTATATTTGCCGTATCATCACCGCTTCGTTCTTTAGCATCTTGTGATAAATCAAATATTTTACCTTTATCTGGATGATTAATTGCTGCACCAACTTGCACCCAATCAAAGTCTCTTACTGTGCCTAGAACTAAATCACGAGACACAGTTGCAATTCCAGATGTTAATCTTAAATCATCTGATAATAATAGTATCTTTTTCTTTGCCATACATAACCTTTTATTAATAATATACTTATATAGTATTCGTAACGTAACTTCCCGATAGGTGATTCTGAATTAGTTTTTCTAAAAGACCACTAACTTTGTATCCATTACTGTTACAGTAATTTAACATTTCTTCTTTTATTCGCATTCTAATTTGAATACTTGAATATTTAGATTTTTCATCCACGATTTTCTCCAATGTTTATATGAATTCCATACATACATAAGTATGTACTAATTATAGAAAACAGTAGAAAATAGTAGAAAATATTTTAGAACGGTAGGGTATTTCTTTTTTCTTTTGGACATAGTTCTTCAGACTTGTTGAAATCACAAAATTTACAATTATAATAGTCATTACCACCTTCTGGTGTATAAACAACATCTAACTTAAATTCACCGTCTTCTGTAAAGTTGGTGGTTATAAATTCGTGTATTTCTTTTTGAATTTGATTCTGAGAAACTTTTCCGTGCGATGGTTCAAATCGTTGAACTCTTTTTTTCATTACTTCATATTCAGCATCTTCCCGTATCTTTCTTCTTAGAATAAGATATTCAATGTGAATATTTTCTGGACTAACATTGTATTGTTTTGCGTAATATGTTTTATACAAAACAAGTTGCGATACTTTTGCTTTATCATTCTTTTGATACTTACCCCATCCGCCAGTACTTGTTTTGAAATCGTAAATATAAATCTCATCTGTTTTTGTATTCTTTATTACCAAGTCCAAAAATCCAACAAGTCTTACAGTTGAATGAGTTTCAAGTGGAATTATATTAATAGGTAATTCTATTCCAACTAACTCATAATCTTTCTTTAAGAAGAAGTCTGCTCTATGCGCCTTGAACCATTTTAGAATTTCAATACCATCATTACAATACTCAGCAAGTTCATTTTGATTTGAGAAATGTACACCATTTGTTTCAGTAAGTATTTTTTTATAATGTTCCTTCAAACCATTCTGAAGCATAGTATCTAATTCTAAAGCGTTGGCTTCGTTTATTGATTTTTCATATATAGTCTTTACATATTCTTGCAGAACTTCATGCATTACCGTTCCAAACAACATTGCTATGTTTGGGGTAAAAATACCAACCTTATCTTTGTAAACAAGTTTCCATCTGTGTGGACAACCTTTCCACATTTGATATTGTGAAAATGATATTTTTTTATCAGACATTTTGTTTTTTTGCCCTTAATGGTACGAATAAATTGACAATAGGTAAGTTACCAGTATCATAGAATACACCACTAAAGAATTGGCCTGCTGTTCTTAACATAGCATCGTAATCTAATACACCATATTGGTTTACGGACGATTGCATTATCTTGAAAGCGTTTGGATTTTTGATAGCAAGTGAATCTGGATTTGTTTGATACTCCTTCAATACCTGCGATACGTTTAGTATTCTAGTACCATCATATTCTGCTGCATATAAATTATTACTCTTAACCATATGCTCAACTTTATTTAAGTCTGTATAGTAAAATACTCTTGGTACTTTCGATAGTCTATAATCATTACGTGACCAAGAGGATGGACGTTGACTTGATAATGCCGGATCGAGAACTGCTACATTTCCTAAATCTTCTTTTGAAAAGTGATATAACATAACTCTACCACTAAGAGTAAACGCTTCCATTATCAAGTCTTTTAGTTTCATCCAATTTTCTCCCATTCTAAATCTTTATTTCCAAAATGACCATACTTGGCAGTCTGTAAATAAATAGGAGTTTTTAATTTTAATCTTTCAATGATTCTACTTGGAGTTAAATCAGCATGAGTAAATTTACCAAGTCCATATTCTTTGCCAGTTGTTGGATCAAATATACGATATGAAACAGGAAACTCTTCACCGATTACATATGCTAATTGAACTTTAATTTTATTTGCTTTTGGATTTTCATGAAGTGTTGTTATAGCGATATGACGAGCCATATAAGCAGCACTTCTATCAACTTTACTTGGGTCTTTGCCAGAGAAAGCACCACCACCAATTTCACAATCAGCACCGTATTGATCAACTACAATCTTTCTACCTGTTAATCCACAGTCAGAAACTGGACCACCAACATTCCATTCACCTGCTGGATTTATATGGTAAACAGTTTTATCTGTAAATAGTTCCGCAAGTTCTTCTGGAATACTTTCTAATACCGTTGGTAAAATATCAGAATGGAAATACTGTCTAAGTTGTTCAAGCGAAATCATTTCAGAATGACAAGTTGAAAATACAACAGAATGAATACCTACTGCTTTATTATTGTCATACACAACAGACACTTGACTCTTCATATCGGGACGAAGTTTCTGTACATGACCTAATTTACTACCTTTTTTTCTAATATCTGTTGCAACTTCAATTAGTTTTTTAGCCAAGTAAATTGCTATCGGCATATACGTTGGAGTTTCACGAGTAGCATAACCAAACATAATACCTTGGTCGCCTGCTGTAACAACATCTCCTTTATCAACTGCTTGATTAATCTCTGATGATTGAGTTGATATATTGAAATGAATACGGCAATGGTCTGAATTAAAGAACGGTGATTCTTCTTTTGTATAGCCAATGTCTTTTATAAGTCCTTTAATTAATCTAGTTAGTGATAATTCTAAAGTTCTTTTATCTTTATCAACCGTTGATTTTATTTCACCAGAAACATAAACATCACTATCCTTTACCATTACTTCACACGCAACTTTTGCATCTGGATCTCTTTGTAAATACCAATCAAGAATTGCATCTGAAATTTGATCAGCTATTTTATCAGGATGACCTTCACTTACATATTCCGAAGTCCAAATATATACACTCATTATTTACCCCACTTACCAGATTGAACAAGTTGTGCGATAATTCCATAAACAGAAATATCTTTGAATGTATCATTTAAAGATTCACCAACTGCATCCTGTGAACCAAACATAATCATTTGTTTGTATCTGTTTATTTTATCATTAATTCTAAAGAATAAACCTTGTAAAGAAAGTTTACGATCATCCTCTCTCTCAAGATTACTCCCCATGGAAATATTATCTGGACCATAGTTCTTTTGTTTTCCACAGAATAGTTCGTACTGTTCTTGCTGAATACGTTTAAATTCTTTAGTCATAGTAGGAAACTTTTCTTCCATTTCGGAAACAACACCACTTTGTTTTCTACCTAAGTCTATTTCTTTAATTGACATTTTGTGCCTCATTTTATTGTCTTCAATTTCTTTTCAAAATCTTTTATTGCGTCTTCCTTAGTACCGTACTTCTTTAGTATAGTAGTAAGTTCGGTTGGATTAGTAGTTTTCAGAAAACGAATATACTCAAACACTTCGCTCTTTCCAAGTTGAAAATGGTTACAAAATAAAGTAATCATTTCTGGTTCTATGTTAACTCTGTTCTTAGCTTTAACATACTTTAGAAAGAACGAATGTTTTGGTAGAGTATCCGATAATAGTTTATAATAATCTTCTGATGATAATATTCCATTCGAGTATTTTTGAAATTCGTTTATAACTTCCACAAATTCCGGCTCCATAGAGAAGAAACGTGAAATCATATAGTTACTCCAACTCTTCTTATCTTCTTCAGATAAGTCTTCCCACTTTGTCTTACGTAGTGTAACACCTTTTAAGTGGTCGAATATATTCTTAGCAGCCATTATTAAAATCCTATTAATCGTTTAGTTGTTGTCTTTTTGATGGTAAAAATTCTTCATTAATATTTCCACACTCAAGACAAGCGTATGTTGGAATTGGAATAATTCCTTCTTGTCCAGTTGGTGAAAGTAATGCAGAAATCTTTTTAAAGAATGTTACTGCATGAAAAAACTTCCCGCCACAATTAGAACAAGCAATATCACTTGCTTGATTTAAGTCAACATTAATTCTTTGTCCTTCTTGTCCTGGTGGTTGTCCACCTCCATTAATATCAAATACACTCATCCTTTCCTCCTTTGTTCAATTTCCATAATAATTTGAATAAACATTGCCATTGCATTTATTTCGTGGTCAACCACAAAACTATCTTTATATTGTGTCTCTGCAATGATTAAAATAATAGTTGATACAAAACCGCTTGCGTAACTATCTACATTATCATAGAGATAACGAAACAGTTGATTAAAATCTCTCGCATGATTGTCTGCAAGTATCTGACGAATACCTTCAAACTTCTCTTTTTTGTTTTTATTTGATTTCAGTAAATCAACAATAGTTGAAAAGTAATTAGTTTCCACTAATGTTGATTCATCTAATTTCAGTTTACCATCGATTACGCATCGTTGAGTTGTATTAATAACTCTACGAATATCAGGATAGTTTGAATTGATAATACTAACAAGGTGTTCTTTGTTGTATGTAACTTTCTCGCTCTCCAAAATGCTTACGATGTGTTGTGCAACTTCTTTCTTTGATGGTGGTACTATGTTAAAGATTTGACAACGAGATTGAATCGGGTCAATAATCTTTTCAACATAGTTACAAGTTAAAATGAAACGAGTAGTTTTACTGAATGTTTCAATTACATTACGAAGTGCTGCTTGAGCATTGGGCGTAAGATAATCACTTTCATCAAGTATAATAATTTTTAATCCACCAAATCCAATTGAAGAAGCAAACTGTTTGATTTTATCACGAACAGTATCTACGGAGTTTTCGTCTGACGCATTGATATAAATGTAGTTATCTTTTGCGATAGAGTTCGCAACAATCTTAGCAAGAGTTGTTTTACCGCTACCAGCATCGCCATGTAAAAGTAAGTGCGGTACATCATTGGTTTTAATATATTGTTGAAAAGTTTCTTTAACTGTTGGATTCCCAACGTAAGTTTCAAGTGTTTCGGGACGATACTTCTCGTTCCAAATTGTATGAGATGTGTTAAACATACATAACCTATATTTTTAATAATTAATTTCTACAAATATACGAACTTATTCCTTATCTACCAACGGCTTACGAAATATAAAAATAGGTTCTCTTTTATAACCAGCACCCATTACAGAAGAAAGAATAAGATTTATAGTATTTTCTTCAATAAATCCAGCTTCTTTTGCATAATGAATTGTCATTTCTTCTAAGTCTTTATACTTCGGTGTATTAGCAATGTTTATTAACATATAACCACCTGGCTTCAACCCATGGAAACAATTCTTAAATGTTCCAAAAAGAAACCCAGAACCCCAAGTATCACGAGTTGGAAACTTGTTATACGATTGAGTTTCTTCATCTGCATATTTTTCTGTATCGAAATATGGTGGTGAAGTAAAACACAAATCTAAACTTTCTTTCTCTGGAATAAAATCTTCTGAACCCATCATGTGTAGTTGAATATCTTTACCAAGATATGAGAAATCATCACGCAGTTTACAAAGTCCTTCAAATGTTTTCGTTGATGGTTCTGTTCCAATATATGTTTCGATATACGGTGATGCTAATGCACCAACTAATCTACCACCCCAACCACATGACATATCCCACATTACACCA